CGAAGATAATGATGATAGTGAACCCGTACTCCAAGAAGAATCATCCCAAACAACTTCTAATTTTGGTGGAAAAACCGTATGAGTTTCTCTACTAAAAAATTTGAAATTACCAAGATGTGAAGTATTACCTTCAGGTAAACTTGAATCGGTATTTCCTATACTACCACTTCTTTTTAATATAAATCCTTCGTTTGTAATATTAGTACTACCACCTAACCAACTATTAACAATGTTAGTAACATCCATTCTAAGGTCTGTAGGTTCGTGATTAAATGATTGTGATGCTTCATATCCACTACCACTATACCAAGTTCCACCACCACCCGATAGAGAAACGGTTTCATCTGTTCCACCTTCTAATGCATTAGCTCCACTACCAAAAACAAACAATCCTGATGAAGATGCTGCTGCGTAGTTTGATGTAGTTCCTTTGGCACTTCCTGATAATATTATTTGTCCACCACCTTCGACAGATAAATCTACACTTGCAGAAATTGATAGTCCGTGTAATGAACTACTATCGTTTATTGCTCCTGCTAAATTTTGTAACGAACTACCAGTTGTTGATGCTGATACGATATACAATTCTGAAGATGAATTATCAAATGAAGTTCCATCATTTACAAACATGAAATCAACTCCACCGATAGTTAATTCTTGATTTATATAATCTCCATCACTAATAGAAAATGTTCCACTTGCAAAAGTATTACCTTGTAGTGTGGAATAACTACCAAACCAAGCAGTTTCAGTAGGTGTACCATCTCTGTGTTTCCAATTTGCCCCATCTCCAATTCTTGGATATGAATCACTTCGACCAGAACCCATTTCCCAAGACTGACTTACAGGATATGCCCATAAGAGATCACTTGTGGTTAATGCTTCTGAATTAGCATCATATAAATTTAAAAAGAATCTTGGACTTGTTATTAAACCATTTACAATAGACTCTGAAATATAGGATAAATCAAATTTCACAAGTGCCCGAGAAACATATGCAATAGTACCATCAGAATTTATATCTTTTCGTACCTCAAGGATTTCATCTAATCCTGAGTTTAGACTCTGACTGGCTTCGTATATTGTTGTGTCTTTTGTTGCGAATTCAAAATAATGCATTATAAGTCTCCCATCACCCTACCCCTAATATCGGTATCAGGATATTTAATTTCAAATATTGCAGGATCCACAGATGGATAAACTACACTATTAAATGTTGCAGAAGATACATCATATATATTATCAGAATAAGTAAGGTTGTTAATTGTACCAAACTTATTATGTACTTGTATTAATTCTGTACTATCCTCTCTTGGTTTTACTACGGTTGCAACTCCTTCTACCCCAAGTATTTCAGATACTACATCAGCTAAAATAATAGGTTGATTTACTTGCCATTTATCTATTTGAAAATATCTTTTTAATTGTGTTACACATGATAAAAGTACTTCGTGTTTATTAAATCCTCGTTTCGTATATATAGCAAAATCAATACCTATATTACAAATCCAAGCATCTTTTAATTGTATCGCGTCTGTCATCATTCTATACTGACTTAGATAGACTTGTATATTTTCTTTTACGGCTTGATTTAATTGAATCAGTTTTTTATTGCTGTCATATCCCAACATATACATATTTAATGCCAATGGATTTGATTGATATGTTGGATCTCCTTCATTCTGTTCATTTCCAGCCACCTGCTCGTCTTGTAACATAAATACTTTTGCGATATTACCATACTTTGGTGGTAGTGAATAAACACGAGTTATAAAATCATCTTTAGTTACTGCCCTTCCTTGTGCTTGAAAATATGCAGTTGCATTTGTTCTAACATTTTCAAGTGTTTCTGCTCCACCACCTCCTGTTGCTGGATTTACATTTATGACTGCTATAGAGTTTAATGATTGTAATCTTAAACTATCATTTAACGAAACTGATGTATCTGTTTCTGCAGTTTGCTTTGTAATGTTTACAATAGAATTAGATGCAGCATTATCATCAATACCACCACCATACGAATACTTAATAGTAAGGGTAGTATTGGTTGGACATTGACCATATGTATCGGTATTTAAAAAATTTGCAGGATCAAAAGCAGTATCAAGAAAGCTTGGTGTACCTGGAAGATTAGAACCTACATTACTTGGATTTGGAATTATTTCCTCATCTGATTCTGCTGCTACTCCCGAACCAAATCTCATTTCGCTTTTACCATCTGTTCTAATATATGTTTTAAATCTCTTAGATGTCTTAATAAGTTTTAACAAAAATGGTGCAAAATTTCTACCCTCTACTAAATCAGGTGAATTCTTTTCGTTATTCTGAAAATCTGCGTAAACCGTATCTTGTGCTAAAAACGGAACTTCATAATATTTGTTATTATCACTATCTGTTACAGACATTATTTCTAATACAGGATAATTTGCCAAGGCTATTCTTTTATACTTTTCAGCTGCACCAAATGAAATAGTTTCTGTGGTTACATTTCCACTAACTGCCTTTACCGATTTTTTTAACAACCACTTTGATACATTTTGATCTTCATCAATTTCTGCTATACTATCTTCTCTCGGACTCATTGAACTTGAATCTGTAAAAATTACATCATCAATAGTCCTAAACACCGTTCCATTTTGTGATGTTACTTCCATTCCTGCCATTACATTAAGACAATAATCTTCATTGGGTAATGAACTCGGAGCAGGTGTTGCGGGTACGGTTTGATAAACATCTAATACCACACTGGCAGGTGCTGATAATCTTGGTTTATATCCGTATCCTTGTGCTATTTCATATATAGTTTTCTTTTCTTCTGCAAAAGATAACAAACTTTCTTTGAATTGTTCATCCATATAATAAGATAAAGTATCTCCTACATAAGATGCCATTTCAATAAACATCATACCTGGATCTGATTCGTTGAAATCGTTATAGGTATTTGGGAAGTATGTTTTAGCAAATTCTATAAGACCATCTCTGAAAGCAGAAAAATCCTTGTTTAAATATTTTACATCTTTACTGACATTCTTTTTAGCCATCTAAATTCTCCTATTGTTTTACGGCTGATTCAAATTGGTCAAAACTTATAGAAACGGTTTCAAATCTATTTGGTTCAAATGACAACCCAAAATCTACATCAACATTTATCCTATTAAGATTATATTCTGGTTTTGTTATGTCTATCTTTTTAACATTTATATATGGTAGCCAAGTAGATATGGAAGTTCTAATGGCATCATCCAATTCATCATTAAAGGTTTCAGTCATCGGTTCAAATAATTTAGTATGTAAATCTGAACCAAATCCTGGTTGTCCAAGTCTTTCACCAGGAATTGTTTTCATTAAATTTATTATATTAAATTTTGCCTGTTGAAATGTAGTTTTGGTTTGTTTGAAATGACCAGTATCAGAATATCCTAAAGGCAATTCAAGTCCTATAAAGACATCTGGATTTAAATCTTTTTCTCTTGCTCCCATTAATTTATTCTCCTAACCTCTACTATTAAACCATTCTTGATAACTAATATTGCACTTCTTTGTGAATTCGGTACGATATTACCATTATCATCTACTTCAACATCGGTGATTCGAAATTCATCTGATATACCTTCAAATTCAGATTTATCTTCAAATGTTCTGTATCCTTCTGCGTTCATATGACCATCAAATTTAATCTCATCGTTACTAAAATTAAGATTTAATTTATCAAAAATTTTCTTAAATATTATAAGTTGTTTTCCAAAATCTAAATTAAATTTAGATACCGTTCTAAATCTTTTTAATAATTTTGATAATGAATTCTTTTTAGTTTTAGGATCTGTTTGAACTTGTTTTATGTTAAGCCTGGCCGTGACCTTAGTTCCATTTCCTTCCTTAACCCTTTTCGGTGTTAAGAATAAATTACCAGGTGCCCTATTTTCTAAAAAAGATTTATTATCAAGTTTATCAATATCATCTTCGCCAGTTAAATAAGAATGTATTGCATCAGCTTCTTCTTTTGCTAATTTTGCATTTTCTTTTCTTATTCGTATTTTAGTTTCAGTATCTTGGTCTTTAAAAATTCTTTTATTTTTAATTCTTTCAAGTTTATACTTTAAAAACTCTTTATCTAATGCCATTTAATTACCTCTATGGTCTATACCCACCTTTTTTCTTTTGGTCGATGGCCTTCATTACTTTAGAATAATCTTTTGTTAATGCATTTTGAACATGGTC